TCAAGATTTAGTTATGCACTCCTTCAGAACTGCGATTAAGAAAGATATTAAACAACTTACTGGTGAAAAGGGTATAGAGTTTGCTAAACGTAAACAAGAACCTAATCCCGAATTTAAAACGCTGTTTGAAAAAGCAGGTGGTATATATGATAAGGTTGAAGAACCTACGTTATTCCAATCCCTCAAGGATGACCCTGTTAACTATGTTAAAGAACGAGCTAAAGAAGCCCCTAAGTTTTTAGATAAAGTTGAAACTATGTTATTTTCATCTTCTGCTTCACTACAAAATAAACTGCGTAACGGTATGGAAGACATGGGCATGCCTTTTGATAAAATTAGAGACATACTATTTAGAGTTTCTGATTCACAAGCTTTACATCGTGAAGCCATAGCCCATCAAGTATTAGTAAAAGGTGGGTTAAAATATGATCCTGAATCATTTAAATACGTAGCTATTGATAAACCAGGTAGCTGGAAAGGTGTTGTTGAAGCTTTAAAAACAGCTGCAGAAGAAAATGGATTCTCTTATGAAGAGATGGAAAAGTATGCCCATCAAGCACTTATTGGTAGACGTTTACGCGGTATTCAAATTAATAATGATACAGTAGAAAAACGATATGTTGCAGAAATGGCTAAAGCTACTAATGCTACTCAAAGAGCTGCGGCTGAATCTAGATTTGAAAAAGATCATAAAATAGTTCATTTAACTGAAGCTCAACTTAAAGCAAGTGAAGATTTATTTAAAAAAGTTAAAGGAATGGATAAAATTGTTGATGAGTGGAATAAATCTCGTGAAAACATTTTAGACTTTGCGGTTGAATCAGGTTTATATACTAAGTCTGAAGCTCAAGCCTTATTAGATATTATGGACTATGTGCCGTTCTATCGTGTAGAACAATTAGAAAATAAAGCAGGACCAAAAGAATTTAATCGTGGGCTTTTAGATATTGCACAAGATCGTCGATTTAGAGGCAGCAAAGATCCTGTTAATAACGTGTTTGATAATATGGAACGCTGGATAAGTTATGTGGTTAGAAAAGGTGTAGGTAATCAATCAGCTAAAGATTTAAATGAAGCTGCCATAAAATACTTGCCTGGTGAAGTAACTAAATTAAATCCTAATGAAAAAGTACCTCATGGTATGAGTGGTAATACTGTTGGTATATGGAGCAACGGTTCAGTAGATAAGTATGTATATAAAGATCCTTTATTTGTACATGCCTTTACAGGTATGGAACCTATTGTTATTCCAGCATTATCAGCTGCATCTAAATTTACAAATATACTACGTCAAAACATTGTACTTAATCCTTTGTTTTCTTTAGGTCAATTATCACAAGATGCGTTTGGTGCAATGTTTGTTTCAGGTGTTAAACATCCTTTTGCTATTCCTGTACAAGTTTTAAAAGAGTTTATTGGTACACTTCGTGGCACAAGTGAAGCTCATAATATACTTATAGACTATGGTGCTGTTGGTCGTCGTGATTATTCTTCTGATGTTAGCCGTATTGATGCAGAGATTGCTGCGGGATTAAAAGAAGAAAGTTTATATGATAAGGCTACTAAACCTTTACGTGCTTTATCTATGGCATCAGATAATGCTGTCCGCCAAGCTATATACAATCAAACAATGAAAGAAACAGGTAACAAAGCGTTGGCAATAGAACGTGCTTTTGAAGTTATTAACTTTAGACGTGCAGGCGCTAGTAGTACTGTTAACTTCTTACGTCAAACTGTTCCTTTCTTTGGAGCATATCTACAAGCTATGAATGTAGCGGCTAAAGTAATTGCAGGTAAGGGTATTGCGCCTATGGAAAAAGCTGAAGCTCGTAAAGTATTAGCGTCTACTTTTGCAAAAGTTATGGTAGCTGGATTTATATATAACGTGCTTATTAGTGAAGATGAAGATTATAAAAAATTAGATCCTTCAGTACGTGATCGTAAATTACTTGTTCCTGGTATGGGAGGTATAAGCATACCTTTACGTATGGATATATTTACTGTAGCAAGTAAAGTTTTACCTGAACATATATATCAAATGACTATGGCTAAAGGCGCTGAAGATGATACTAAAGCTAAACGTTCTTTATATAATGCTATGGCTAATGCTTTACTAGGTCCTAATGTATTACCTCAATTTGCCAAACCCGTTATAGAAGTTGTAACAAATCATAATTTCTTTACTGATAGACCTATTGTAGGTCAATACGAACAAACATTAGATCCTAATAAACAATATAGCGCTAATACTTATGAGCTATCTAAAATAATTGGTGGGGTTTCAAATACTTCTCCAATGAAATGGGATCATTTATTAAAAGCTTACTTTGGATATACGGCAGGATTAGGATTAATGTTTACTGATCAAGTCATATCTGTAGGTTCTAATAAGTCACTACCTGATAAATCATTCCAAGATCATGTTGCCTCAGTTCCAGGGATGTCAGCTTTTTATGCTAAAGAATTTGGCACTCGTGAAAAAAATGATTTTTATGAGCTAAGAGATTTAGTAGATAAAGCTGTTAGTAGTTCTAACTATTACAAAACATATGGTACTCAAGAAGAAAGAACTCAATATAAAGAAGAAAACAAACAACTGATTCAAGTTAAAGCACAAGTTAATAATATTAATAGACAACTTGCTAGTATTCGTAAACAAGAACGTTTAGTTTATGAAGCTCCTAATACTAAAATGTCAACAGAACAAAAAGCTGTTAAAATTATAGCTTTACGTGAGCAAGAAGAAAAAGCTTTACGGAATGTAAGGGATATTAGAAAACGTGCTGGTTTATAAGCGCCAAACTCTTATACCTTTAATACCCTCTTCAACTACAATTTTGTGAACAAACTGAAACTCTAGTCGTTCACTTTCTTTTGTAATAGCAGTAATAGCAGCTTTAGTATCTATAGCAGGTATAAATATAGAAGCGCCTGGTTGAAACTCAGCCCAAAGTATTTGGTAATCTACGCCGTTAGTGAACATGTCTAGGTACGTCCAATGGTAAGTTATCTAATTTAATATCATCAAAGGTTGAATTATCAATCCATAAACATCGTTTAGCTGCTCCGCTTATGTCTAAGCCTTTATGTAACACTTTTAAATCTCCTGATCTTGGTTTAAGAACATTAGCATCTTTTAATTTTTTAACAAAGTCTTCATATTCTACGTTGCCAAGCTGTTTTAAATAAGCAGATATTGTTCCAACGCCTATAAAAATAGTTTTAGTATCAGGTTCTATTCTGACACGTAACTCATTATAAGGTTTTAATATAGGAGCTTCTTGTAATCCTGAACGAGAATCAGTAACACTATTAATTACTAAAGTATTCTTTAAATTTTCATGTAAAAATGATGTTAATGTTTCCATAGCATCAAAGTCACGAGTCTTAAGGTCTACCCTAGAAGATTCTAACGCCTTACGAACCGCCTCTTGCACAGGCAACGGATCAATATTATGAATGCCTAGCTGTCTAGCAATTTTAGCTCCTAGAAATACTGCCGCTAGTGTAGCAGAATACTTACGTTCTTTACTAGTTATATCCCATGCTTTGTCAATAGCAATTTGTGTTTCTTTTAATGCAACTTTTACTGTTTCTAAATTAGCTATAATCCATTGGGAATATATTTCCCCAGCATGTCCATAGTTTTCAAACAATAAATCAAAATATTCATCAGCTTGTTCTTTGTTCATTGACTTATCTTCATCAATTTTTATCTGTAAAAATCTAGCCATTTCGCCTGAAGATTTAGCGTTCTTATCAAAAATAACTGTTTTAAAATCTGTGTTGCTTGATACTATGCATATTAAATTAAATACAGTATCATTATTCCGTTCTTTGTTTTTGCCGCTACTATCCATACGATTTTTACCACGACCTGTAGCCATAAACTTTAAAAATTCATGTAGTTGATCAGCGGTTACTTTTGTAAATTCATCTACGGCTGAAGGTAAGTTATTCATATAACCCATACGATTAATTACAGCGTTTCCTGTATCACCCCATAATTGTATAAGGTTAGCGTTCATAGCAGGATTACCATAAACACTTGTCATAGTTTGTAATATTGTAGATTTACCTTGACCTGATTCAGGATTATAAAAATTAATTACGGCTGATTTTTCAGTTGATTTAAAGAAAGGCATAAGTAATGAACCAAAAGCACAAAAGAATCCAAACGCCCTAAGCTCCATATTAGGTCTTTCATAAACAGATATAGCTTTTTTCCATAAGTCATAAGAACCTTTTTTACACAATGCAGGATTAACATCTTTTAAGTCATCAGATATAGGTACAAATTTAATACCAAAAGGACTAATTTCTTTATTACCTATAAGTATTTTTTTGAAGTCAGGCGTCCAACCATATTGTTTATACATAGGAGTAGACGGTTTTTGTTTTTGTTGATCTACAATCACTGCCATAATATACTCAATGACGCTATCTAGTTTTTTACCATTCCTAACAATACCTTTGGCAGAAAGAATTTTACGTGCTTCATCACGAGATAGTAATTGGGTAAGGGGAGCAATAAACTCTTGCACGCCATCTTGTGGTAAATGAATTTTAAACCATGCACAAAACCCCATAGCATCTTTATCATTTAATATTTCAACCAGATAAAAATCATAATCATATATGATGATGCCTTCCTCCTCTTCATTATCCATGGTTTTATATACACCACCGTTTTTACCTCTGAAGTAAGGGAAGGGAAAATCAGGGACTTGATAAGTAACTGTTTCGCCTAAAGCCTCTGATCTTGCTTGAATAACATTATCTGCGCCTTTAGCACGTAGGATAACTCTGCCTAATTCTATAGGTGAAGTAATCTTGCCTTTATGTTTGCAATTTTTACAACCTTCAGGACGTAAGCCTTCAAATTGCTTGCACGTGTGAGGACCTGGAATACCATTAACTTTAGCTTCTGTTTTAGCATAATCGTAGTCGGGGTGGTGTTTAGAGATATTGTGGATTGCGGCTTCGGCATCTTCACAATAGGCTGCAATTGATAAACCTGATCTCCATAAGGGTTCTTCAATGGTAGCTTGTTTAGTCATAATATTAATTAGTTGTGCGCAGCCATCATCTTTACGGCAGCGTTCAATAATCTTCATAAACTTAGATGAGTTATTACCTAGTATAGCTTTAGTAGCTTCATCTAAAGGTCGTTTAGTTCTAGGTTTATCAGTAACATGTATAGGAATTAGTCTTGCTATTTCATCAAAGGGTGTTGCAATACCTTCATTTAACACAACAACTTCTACAGGGTTAGCAACATCTTTAAAATTCTTTGTGCCAGGAACTCGTAGAATACGTGACATGTCTGCAGTGCAAGCACCATCAGCTTTTAATCCGTGTTTAACACATAAGAACTTAAGACCTTCTGCTACAGGTTTCCATATAGCTTTATCTATAGGCTCTGTTAAAGACCAATAACAATGAATGCCATTACCTGAGTCTACTATAGTGGGTACAGGGAGTTGTGTTATATCGGTAAAAGCACGTAAAGCTATTAGAGCTTGATCTTTAGTTTCGTAGTCTTTCCATTTACGTTTTTTGCTGTCAAACCCGCAATCAATATCTAACCAAAAGGTACGTTGTTCTTTAGCGTTTAGTGATTTACGTTCGGTAGGTTCTATCCATGAAGAGCAAGCAAAATAAACATCTTGCTTATCATCTAAAAATTTACTAGATACTGTTATTGCTTCATCAATAGAATTTACAAATTTGGGGGTGACTATATTTTTTTGATCTTTACCACAGATACAGTAGTATCCTTGGTCAGACCATACACTTTGTAAAAATTCTTTTGTTTGCATGTTTCTCTCGAAATAAGTTTGTAACGAAATAGGTGCTATCTTATGCAAATGACAGATAGCGGTGCCATATTATTGACGTGACATAAAGAGGAGATCCCTGTCACACTACTTGCATTGTAGTTATTTTTTACGTTGTTTATCTATGAACTCTATTATTCTAGGCTCTAGATGCTTTGAAGGTTTTGCTTTGCCAGAGAACCAATCATACACCGTTTGTCTTGAAACGTTAAGATCTTTCGCTACTTGACTCGCAGGATATTTTAGAGCTATGCATAATTTACCTAACAAAGTACCTGAAGTTTCTGATGCTTTAGTATTGTTTTCAATCATTAATTGAGAATATCCTTGCATAATTATGTCCAGTCCGATACTAAGTCGTCTAAACTAACATCACCTTGATCAACCTTAGGTGCCGCAGGTTTAGGTGGTGGGGGTGGTACTGGTTTTTCAGCAACACGCACAACAGGTTCAGGAATATCATCTTCTACTTTAGGTGCAGCTACTTGAGGACGTTGAATAGGTTGTTGTTTCTTTTGCTCAAACTCTTCTCCATCTTCTTCTTTATTAACATTTACTGTTAATGTAATTGCACGTTTAGCTTCATCTGAAGTTGACTTAGTGGTACATATTGCATACTCATCATCATTAAGAACTCTAATAGGTTTAAACCCAATCTTTGTACTTGATGAGTCTTCATCAAAACTTACACGTGATACAACAGACATTAAATTCTGACCATTAGCACGAACGTAATCTGTATATTCATGTAGTGGTTTGCAATCTTTAGTGCCATTACCAAATATAGATTGAGCAGGTAATGTCATTTGATAAACATCTCCATTCAAATCATCAGCACGAATTACTGCAATACGTCTACTAAATCTACAAGCTTTAGTGCCATTAGCGCCTGAACCTTTAATGTTTTGTGAGCAAGGTAGACATGTTTCTGCTTGTTTATCAACAACAGCATCATCAGGCTTTATACTATCTGATGTCCAACATGTAGGTGGTGGCATCTTTTCACCAGGAACATATGCTTTAGAAAAATACATTCTATGCACATGGGGTGATGCATTAACAATAACTACTTCAAGAGCATCTTGATTAGATTTCTCAATCTCTTTACCATTAACCATTAATCTAAACTTACCACCACGTATTGATATACGTTTAGCAGTTGCCGTACTACCTGTAATATGCGCAGTAAAGCCATCATCACGACGTGTATGTGCTGCCACTGCGGTGCTACCAAATATATCTAACTCTGTACTCATACTTCCTCCTTAGTTTTGCTTTTTGTTATTCTAACTGTGTATTCACTTGTTGCTTGTAATCCTGGCGGATGCTTGTCAGGGTTGTTCTCTAAAAACTCTTTTACAACTGATTGTGTAAGACGCTTTTCGTAAAACTCAGGAAGATCATGTTCTTTTGTAAACTTAAACATTTCTGCCCAATCGCTAGTCCAATACCTTGTTTTTAAAATCCTTGATAGTGTTCCAACATTAGTTTTTAAACTAGTTACATTTAAAGTTCTACACGCTTCACTAAGAGCCATATCAACTTTATCTCTTTTTACTTTTATATCAGTTATTTGTTTTTCTAGTTCTTCTATCTTATCTCGCATATTGACAGAAGCCTGCATTAACTTTTCTATCTGATTATTATCTAATTCCACATTAACTCCTTTCAAATATTAAGAGATACAGTATAGCACAGTTATTTACTTTGTCAACTCTTTTTGTAATTAAATATAACCCATTCAGCAAACCTAATAAGTTCTTCAGGTGTGGCGTTATGTTTCATTGTGTTAGCTTTGTGACTAATAATAGTTACATTACCTTTAATGTAACCCTTTGAATTATCTATTCTATCTAACGATGGTGAGTTACTACTTGGTCCTTTTGCTCGGGACTCCGATATATTTTTAATAATAGGTATACCCAATATAGGACATATAATGGGTATCTGTATATCTGAAACATCTATATTAAAATCTAAGTTTTTTCGTCTAGCTCTATCTTTAGCATGCTGTTGAATAATTCTTTCAGGGTTTTTTTCACGATACGACCTTGAATATTCTGCATGGCTTATGCCTTCTTTATATTTTTTAAGCATCTAGTATTTTTCCAAAAGGAACTAATAAGTGTTTAGGCACTAAAAAAGCTTTCTTTGGTTCTGTATCGCCTTTGCCTACAAATTGAGTATGTACAAATTTGTTTAAAAATATACAGTTAACTATATCCATAGGTTTTATCATTAAATATATTTGATCATCATAAAATATCCACTTGTCTGCCGTTGTTATCATTAACCCTGAAGGTTTATTAAACATTTCAATTTCTACAACTAAGTTGCCTGTTACATTACTCATAGGATCATATTTAACTTCTATTGACTTATGAGTTTCAGGTATCCATATATCATAACCTTTATAGGCATCTATTAATGTTGCTGACGGGCAGGTCTTTTGTATGATACTTAAAACTTTTAATTCTATTTCTTTGCCTCTGTTTAAATCTTTTTCAAAACTATTATTTATATCATTCATTTATTTCTTCCTTATATAGATCAACTAGTTTAATGTGATTATCAATTTTACCTTGTAGCATTTTGTAGATTTTTTGTTCAACAGGGCTACCCTGAAGATGAACTACGGTCATCTTATTCTTTTGTCCCGCACGATCAACACGAGCGCAACATTGTATGTAGGTTTCAACAGACATCACAGGTGACCAAAATACAACTACGTTAGCTGCGTGGAGAGTAACGCCATGTGATGCAGCTTGAGGTTGGATAACCAATACTTGTGGGTCTTTAGTTTCTTGGAAGCGTTTGAATATATCAGTTCGTTTATTCATTGTTACATCACCATGTATAGCCTCACAAGTTATATGGTCTTTATGTAACTCACTTAATACTTTTTCTATGCTGTGTCTAAACGGACAAAAGACAAGCACCTTATGACTAGCTTCTTCTATAATATCTTTTAGGGCTGTCATGCGATTACTTATATCAAACTCTATAACTTCCGATGTGTCTGAATAAATAGCGCCTGCACTTACTTGTAAAAGTTTAGTGAGCATAACCCCTGCATTAACAACAGTAATTTCTTCACCTGAAGCTTCCATATACATATCTTTTTTAAGCTTCTTGTAATACTTATCTTGTTGTGGCGTTAAGGGGACTTCGCGAGTTGTATACAAAACATCAGGCAAGTCAAGGCATTCCTCTTTTGTATAACGAATGGCGGGTTGAAGTGTTTTAAAAACAATATCTTGAGCATTAAATCTAGGCACCCAGGTGAACTGGCTGACTTTCTGCATGACCATATCCTTAAAAGTTCCTGCGTATTTAGGTACGGATGCGGGGTTCACAAGTCTAGCCAGTCCATATGCGTCAGCGGGAGATTGAGCAGCGGGTGTTCCTGTCATAAGCCATAGCCATGTTTGAGGTGTTACTACACGGTTCATAGCTTTCCAGCGACGTGTTGTGACGGTTTTGACATAGTTAGCCTCATCGACAACTATTAAATCAAACCCGCCTAACTTAATTTCTTTCTCTACAACTTCTATACCATCGTAATTAATAATAACTACGTCTGTATTTTCAGCTAATACTTTCTTTCTTTTTTCAGCCGAGCCATGAGCAATACCAACTGACCTATGCATAGCCGTTTTAAAAAAGTCTGATTGCCAAGCTGCTTGCATAATAGATAGAGGACATACTACAAGCATACGTTTTATCTTACCTTGATTCATAAGATAATCTGCCGCCCATATAATAGCTGATGTTTTACCTGTGCCTGCTTCTGATAAACAATAGGCACGTCTGTGTGCAGATAAAAATTCTGCTGTTACTCTTTGATGATCAAATGGCTTATGAATACCTGGATACGTGTAGTCACGTGATATAGGTGAAGGTGGATTTTTAACCTTCATGTCTGATAATGTTAATACTTCATCTAATCCCCAATTAACAAGGACTTGAAATACGCCATTATCATATTCTTTATACAACTTACTTTTAGGTATCTTATCTAATATAAGTTGTGGTCTCTTCGTGTTAACGATGAGAGCCTTATCTTTGTATACTTCCAATGCAATCTCCTAATTAAAAAGATAAACGCGCCACCGAGAGAGGTTAATGACGCGTCTATTTACTACAAATTGTTAACACACAAAGTCAAATTATTTTTTGAGGTTTTCTTTGCTATTAACTGACGTGGTTTTACCGCACTCACGCCTTACGGGAAACTTATTTCTTTTTAGGAACGTTTCTCTTTAACGAACCATCACTATTACGTTCAAACGAACTGTTAGCGCTCTTACTTCTAATTCGCATATTGCTAGGGGTATTACTACCACCTTTACTTAAAGGGACTACATGATCTACATCTTTACCGTCACCCTTTGATACTTTACCAGCTTTTATCATCATTCGTCTAGCTTTATTTCTAGCTACACGTTTTTTAATTTGGTCAGGTTGTGCTTTATATATGTTTTCTTTTTGATAATCTCTTGGCATTACTTTCCCCAATGTGAACATGATTGAACAGGACAGAACTTTCTACAAGCGAAATTAGGGACTGCGTTAAACACCCCTGACTCATAGGCACTGCCAATACGTAACACCATTTTACCCCATTCTGCAAACATTTCATCTATTTTTGATACATCATAGTCTTCTTTAAGTATCTCTTTACTTACCAAGAATATCAATCCAGACTTGATTTTTAACATGTCTGGGAAGTGTTTAAAGATAGCTACACTAAACAAAGATAGCTGTCTAGTATCTGCATACTGACTTGACTTGCCTGTTTTATAATCAATTAAGGTTGCTAATTTCTTTTCGTTATCAATTACTAATAAGTCTATAACCCCACGCCACCATACATTAGGGGCAAAGAAGTCACAGGGTTCTAAATCCTTTGTTAAGCCTAGCTTATACTCACAATACTTATCCCCTGGAATAGCTATTAATCTATCAAGGGTAGGTTGAAACATATTAAACTTCTCAGGAAGCGGTGTAGCGGATTTAACGTATAACTCACAGGCTTTGTGAACTTCGTTGCCATAAAGAAAATGCTCTACGTTTGGGTCTTGCTTAATATCTTTCGCTACATACAGATGATAGTATTGCTTGGGACATTTCTCAAATGTTGTAGCACTTGAGTAAGACCACGTTTTAAGTTCCGCCATTATTGGTTTTCTTTCTTTTGGACTTCGCCTGTTGATGGATTAAGTTCATATTCAGGTAGTTCTTTCTTCTTTCTAAATATTAAATCAAAGTTCTTTTCAAATTGTTCTGAGTTTGGTTT